AAAGTCGGAACACCCAAGGGGACCTTCGGGTCCCTTTTTTCATGGTTCTAAATAATTACGTGGAAATGAGTGCCGTATGTTATCTACACAATATAGACTACGACTAGAATTTATTTGTAAACGTATCGCAAATAATGATGATGTAAAACTAGATGATATGATCTGGGCACAGAAACTTGCCAAGGCAAATACATCTGCTAATGAGATGTTAAAGATGGCAAGACGCCAAGCATCACAAAACATTGAAGAGGGTAGCACAGACGATTTTCTGAATAGGATGGGTTTAGGTGATCCCGATCCATCCAACCACAAGAAGGGATTTACTGATGCTGACGATATTAAGAATTGGTTTCAGCAAGACAAACCTGATGATTGGAGACAAAGAGACTAATGCCAAGTGAATTTGATTACGTCGAAGCACCTACAGAGGGTGAAGTTGACAAATGGGGGTTTACAATCAAACCTACTATCAGTGATACTGAACTAATTCTTAGGTGTCTGCGAAATGCTCCTTGTGGTTGCGACAAGAAGCAAGTTGAAAGATTAATTAAACAATACCATGACTAAGAAACAATACAAACAATTGCTACTGGACCACTTTACAGAGCAATTAGATAAACTCACAGCAAAGGAACTCAAAGAACTTGCTGCGAGACACACATGAAAGATTATGTCTGTATCCCCATGTGGGATCCTATTTACGAGATGATGCGCTATTATTGGGTACACAAGTCAGAAAAGGATCCCGAGCAATTCGTGAAAAATCTTAACCCAGAGCAAGAACTGCTATGAGTAGCAAGATGATGTTCCTAGTTGATGCTGGCAATGGCAGATGCATCACTCACGATGGATACATTCAACTCGGTAGTTTCTCCCATAGTGTAGAGAAGCATCTTGAGCTATGTCCCGAACAAGAATGGCAGGTAACATACTGGATGCCTGATCCATTCTATATGAGATACCCACGACCAAACTATCAGCATACTATGAAGGCGAACGAAGGTTCTCCTAAGACTGATAATGCTACTGATAGTAGACCAAGAGACTTCCCAGATCAAGCAGAAAATCGATTGGAGAGAACATTATGAAGATGTGGGAGACAAAATGCTCCAGTTGTGGTAATATGGTGCCAGCGAATCAGTGTCCTCAACTTGGATGCTATGTCCCTTCTAAGGGCAAATACGAAAACTCTTTATGTAAACCCTGTTGGTTAATGAAAAAATTATGGAAGTAAACAAAATCGACACCCAGGGCATGAGTCTTCCTGGTAAATCAAAGAAACCAAGTAGTTATGCTCCTATGCCAGTGAAAATTCGTACAATCTTCACTGAAGAAGAACGTATGGAGTTGAAACAAATTATTCATGAAGCACTTGACGAGAGGGAACAAGCATGAAGTTTAAAGCATTAGTATTCATCCGACTGAGATCACAGGTTGATGACTCACCAGGTAATGCTGTGAGAGACGCCTGTAAGCGATTGTCTGAGTTAGACATCAAGAAATTGAGATTGGGTAAGGTGATTGATGTTTGGTTGGAAGCAGAGACCAGAGAGTATGCTGAGAAAGAACTCGAAATGCTATCTGATAGATTCCTTGCCAATACAGTCATGGAAGACTGGGACTACGAATTGACTGAGATTGAAGACTTTCCTAAAGGTATTGAATAATGGATGATTTTAACACACCAGGATCTAATAAATCTTGGATGGATGAGGGTTTCAAAAAATTTATAGTTGAGCATCAACTAGGTAATGTTGTAAATATATTAGATGCTAAAGTGGACCGTTGTCGTGTCTACAATAGCGACAATCGAGATGAAGTATATCATCAAATCACTATTACTTACAAAGAAGACACATGCAAGCAGTAATCTATTCAAACGGTAGTCAAGAGTGTGAGCGTATCGCAGCACTACTTAAGTCAATGGGTGGAGAGTTTCATGAGTATAATCTCAACGAACACTTTACTCAAAGAGCATTTGAAGCAGAGTTTGGATCTGAAGCAACCTATCCTCAGGTCGCTATTGGTGCTAAGCATCTTGGCAATATGCATGACACACTACACTATATGAAGGATGCTGGGATGCTTGTATAGCTTGACAGCATTTAAGAAACCCAGTATAATAACTATGTTGAGGATAAAGAGGAGCAATGGCTTTAGGTAAACAAGTGGAGGAGAGTCTTTCAGAGGCTACTAGTAGTCTTCGCAACGCATTATCATATGCTGCTAGACAAGAACGACCAATTGTATGTACACAGATTGCCAATCTTATCTCAGAGATTGACAGTATCGGATCATTTGATGGTATTATGGATAAATTAGAGGAGTTTTCCAATGAAAAAGACAGTTAAGAAGATCGATAGACACGGACACGAAGAGACTTGGGAGTGGGAAGAGACTCCTGAACTAAGGGAATTCATTAAACGACAGTCATTTACCAATCTGTCAGCACCCCCTACCCGTCCTGCCTAATCCGTGTTATAATATACGGAGTGCTTCCTTAGCAATCTGGTGAATGCAGCAAACTCATAATTTGCCTAAGGAGAGTTCGATCCTCTCAGGAAGCATTTGCGAGTATGGCGGAATCGGTAGACGCACCAGACTTAAAATCTGTTGAGCATTATGCTCGTGGGAGTTCAAGTCTCCCTACTCGCATTCCTGTTAAATATAACATTAACAGGAAACCATAACATCATGGCACAGTTCAGGTATACAATCACACGCAAACATGTGTTTGTTGATAGTGAACCAGTCCTGATGTATTATATTGAGAGTATGCCATTTGCATTCGACGTTCTCGAAAAAGAGGAAAAAGATAACAAATGGATACTGGCAGAAGCAGCAATGAATCAAGACTATACACTAGAAGAAATTTTTAAGTACTCTGATTACTTGATTGCTGAAGAATGCCACCCTGTATTATTTGAATTAGATCTTATTAATCCTGAAGTGATGCCCGATGAACACGTTTCTTGAATTATTTGAGGGAACTTTTGCTAACAAACGTCAAGCACAAAGTCATCCTACTCGTTATGCTCACATTCGTGTTAGTCATCGTAAAATTGGGGAGACTAGATTCTATGGAGAGCAAGCATACAACTATCAATTAAATCGCCCTTATAGACAATTTGTAATTGATGTAGTTGATGAAGGTGATTACCTTAGACTCAAGAACTATGAGATCAGAACACCATCAGATTTTGTTGGATGTATGAACCTTGATAAGCTTACTGATGACCTCTTGACATACCGAGAGGGATGTGATAATATTATCAAAGAGACAGCAACAAAGACATTCACCGGTAAGAATGATACTTGTGAGTGTTATGTAATGCGTGGAGGAGTTAGAACTTATGTTAATAACGAAGTTCTTCTTACTGAAACAAATTACCAAGTAATGGACCGTGGTCTTCATTCAGAAACTCATCAAAAAGTATGGGGATCTGATTACGGTCCATTCAATTTTACTAGGATGCCAAACTAGCTCAGCTGGTAGAGCAGGGCTTTTGTAAAGCTCAGGTCGCAGGTTCAAGTCCTGTGTTTGGCTCTCATTCCTCTTTAGCTCAGCGGTAGAGCGGTTGACTGTTAATCAATTTGTCCCTGGTTCGATCCCAGGAAGGGGAGTTATGTATAGAACAACTTATAGAGAACAATTTGGATACATTTACATGTGTCTTAAAGAAATAGCATTAATGCTTATTCTCAGAGATAGGTATAGACCCCGTGTATAAATAAATCCTAGGATAAAAGATATACCGCAGGGTCAGATTAATCATGCCTTTAACACGTCTGGATAACCTTATCAGCAGCAAAACTGGTAAGTATCTTTATGTTTCTCCTGATGATTTCAACGCTACAGATGCGTTATCTAATAGAGGTAACTCACCTGTAACGCCATTCAAGAGCATCCAGCGTGCTTTTCTAGAGATTGCAAGATATTCGTATCTACCTGGATTTGGTAATGATAGGTTTGACCAGTTCAGCATTATGCTGATGCCTGGTATTCACTACATTGATAACCGCCCTGGTCTTGTAGACACTAGTGGTATCTCTGCGTTTGGATTTGATCAAGCAAATAATGAGTGGACTGATAATTCCATTCTTGATATTTCCAACCCTGATAATGTCCTTTATAAGTTTAACAACACTGAGGGTGGTGCTATCATCCCTAGGGGTTCATCTCTGGTAGGTTATGACCTCCGTCGTACAGTTATACGTCCTTTATATGTTCCTGATCCTGCTTCAGTAACTGTTCCTCGCTCTGCTATCTTTAACGTAACCGGTGGTTGTTACTTCTGGCAGTTTACTTTAAAAGATGGTCAAACTACTGCTGAGTCTCCTCTTTACAATACTGTAGAAGGAACTGGTGAGGTATACTACGATCCTAATGATTTCACTAGAAAAACTGCTCCCAACTATTCTCACCACAAACTAACTGTATTTGAATACGCAGATACAGAAGAATTAAGTCTTTACTACAGAAAGATTGCTAAAGGTTTCTCTGAATATCAACCAACAATTGATGATCCTGGTGAGTTTGACTTTAGAATTCAGGAGAACCGTATTGTTGGTCCTCTATCTGACTCTAGAGTTATTGAGTCACTAACACTTAATGATGCTACGACTATTCCTAGCATTGCTGCATCAACATCTGAAATTGAAGTAACAACTAAAGTAGACCACGGATACTTTGCTGGTCAGTTCGTTGCTATTTCTAATACAAATATCGATAGTGTTTTGGAAGGTATCTTCCCAATCATTGATATTGATCAAAATGATCCACGCAAGTTTACTTACGAAGTTGCTGAAGTTGTCAGCGCAATTGGTACAGGTATTGCTTCGGGTCAAACAGTTAGTGTAGATACTACACCAGCACTCGGTCAGAACGCTCAGACACTCGCTGAAGTTGATAGTGTAGAGTCTGCCTCTCCATATGTCTTTAACGTATCAATTCGCTCTACGTGGGGTATTTGTGGCATCTGGGCGAATGGTCTTAAGGCGACAGGATTTAAGTCAATGGTTATCGCTCAGTATACGGGCGTTTCGTTGCAAAAGGATGACAGAGCATTCATCCGTTATGATGAGTATTCTAACACCTGGAACCAAGCATCGCTAACTGATGCGTTTGCTACTGTTCCTTATCACGCTAAGGGTGATTCTTATTGGAAGGATGACTGGAGAACCTTCCACGTTAAAGCATCAGAAGACGCATTCATTCAGAACGTTTCTATCTTCGCTGTTGGTTTCGCTGATCACTTCCTGATGGAAAGTGGTGGCGATATGTCCATCACGAACTCGAACTCTAACTTTGGTAATACATCACTTCATGCGATTGGTTTCAAAGGATTTGCCTTTAACCAGGATAAAGGTGGTTTCATTACTGATATCATTCCACCTGAAGCGGTTGATAGTGGTACTGCTAATATTACGAGAACTCAATACTATACTATTGATATTTCTGGAACAACTCAAGATACTAGTAACTACACTAAATTATTCCTTGGTAGTGAAGAGATTACCAGTCCACTAAATCGTCCTGCTGTTAGCATTGGTGGATATAGACTTGGTTCTAAGTCTGGAGAAAAACTATATGTTAGACTAGATCCAGCAGTTTCTGGTGGAACTGAAGAGTTTAACGCAACGCTAGAACCAACTGGATTTGTTAAGTATATTGCTGCTCCTCAAATTCTCAATCCTTCTGGATTCGCTATTAATAGCATCTATGCAGATGCTGCTAATTTAATTGAAAGCAACCGCAAGATGATCCAAGAGGAAGTCTTTGGATATATCATTGAGAAGTATCCAAGACTTCAGGACATTTCTTATGTTAATCCTGGAAGAGATCCTAACGCGAATCGTTATTTTGATGCTCGCAATCTAATTATTGCTAATAGACAGAATATCATTAACGAGACTCTAAATTCTTTGTCAGTCTTTAGTCCTGGTGGTACTCCTGTTAGTGTTGATGATATTGGCACTATTGTTGATGCTGTAGCAGAAGATTTAAGAGACGGCGGTAATTATAATACAGTTGCTGCTGTACAAGGATTCTTTGCTGATGATACGACACTTACTGGACAATTGGTTGGCGAAGAAGAAAATCTACTTTGGGCATTTAGAAGAGCTCGCGATCTATGTAAGCAAGCAGTAGCTAACTTACTAAGTGTAAAAGCAAATCTATATGATCCTGTTTCTTTTGCCGACAGTCCTTATAATTTCTATAGCAATCTTCCATGTGGCAGTATTACTTCTGGTAAGACAGGATCTCAAGCAGAGAATGATGGAGACACTACAAATGGTGTAACCATTGATCTAGCACAGAAAATTGATCCTGCTGCCAGGTACAGAGACACATATAATCTAATTACAGAAAATAGAGATTACATTCTTGATAATGCTCTTGCTGAAATTGCTGTTTATGATGGAGCTCCATTCTTCTCCTTCCCTGGAGATCCTGCTGAAACTGCTACGAATAGATTTAAGACAGCATATCGTTTAATCAGAAGAAACAAAGCAGATGCCCAAGACTATGCTATTGGTCAGGTCTCTACTTTATATCCATCGTTTGTCTTCCCTGGTGGATCTGCAAAGTGTAAAAGAGATATTGGATATTTCATCGATGCTGTAGCGATGGATATTTTCCTTGGTGGTAACTTATGGAGTAGAACCTTTATTGGTAAATATTTCTCTGGCAGTCAGCAATGGATAACTGGTGGATTACAAGGTGAAGAACTACAGAGTATTGCTGCATTCAACGCTGCTAGAGATTATCTACAGGATGCTGTATCTAACCAATTGAGTTCTGGATATCAAGACCTTACCGTTTCTACTGGCGAGTCGATATATGGAAATGGAAACGGAGATGTTGTTAACACTGACACCACTGCTTGTGCTGATGTACAAAATTCAATTGCATCTTTAACGTCAATTATAACTCAATGTATTAGTGATGGTAGTAGTGCCAGCATTCTAAATGTACAAAACGCAAACTATGTTACTCCTACAGAAAGAGATTTACTAACGGGTGCGAGCAAGTGTAGAAGAGACATTGGACATATTGTTGACGCTATAAGACAAGATCTTTGGTTTGGTGGTAATGCCTATTCTATCGCGATGGCGAGGACATATTTTGATCGCCTAGGCGCACCAATTAGTGACGGTCTTGCTGGAGAAGAATCACCATCTATCACAGCATTTAAGAGAGCCGCTGATGCTATTAACTTAGCAATCAACAACCAACTATACTATAAAGATTCTACAATTACGCTTGATCAAGTAGGAGATCCTCCTATTGTATCCGATATGAATGCGGATGCTTATGATCTTGTATTAGCAAATAAGAAGTTTATTGCTAAGCAAGCATATGAAACAATGAAGGAATCATATCCTTCGTACACTCCTCAGGCAACTAATACTGAGCAAGATTGTTTAGATGATGTCTATAACGTCTTAGAAGAAGTTATGTATGACGTTAAGTTTGGCGGAAATGCTAAAACTTATGATTCTGCTGAGATTTACGTTACTAACATAATGCCTTACTTTGGATTAAGTAAGCAGAGAAAGAATTTCACCCCTACCTCGGTATCTTATAATCCAGCAACTGGTCTTTCAGTATTTACTATTCCTGGTCATGATATGACACAGGGTGGATACATTAGAGTTGATACCGGAAGTGTCATCTTTACGTGTACTATGGATGGCAACCAGACACAACACGCATCACCAAGTGCTGATGATCCTTATGCTGGTCAGTGGATGCTAATCACTGCAGCAGATGCTTCTACAGTGACTGTAAATGTTGGTGCTTCTAGTGCTAACCAGAGTTTTAATCCATCTAACGCAGTATACAATTCCACAACTGGTGATATGGAAATCACCATTGGCAATCATTCGTTGAGTGTGACTGAAGGTGTTATTCTTTCTGATAATTCATTCACCTTTACTTGTGATCAAGATAACAATGTAACTCAACATACTTACCCACGTCCTGGATCTGATCCTTACGCTGGTAAGTCTATTCCAATCACAGCAGTAACCGCAACTACTATTACTGTTAATGTTGGTAATGCTGGGTCTGCTGTTGGTGTTCCACATACATTTGTAAGTGCTCTTGCTGGTGCTGTACAACATAACCCACAATCTGCTCATACATTTGTTTCTGCGACTAATAACTGTGTTAGTTATGGTGTTGCTGCAGCAACATTCCTAGATCCTGAGCGTGATGAAGCAGCTGCTGTATTTACTGCTGCTAAGAACCTTATTGCTGATGTTCTCAGAAACATATCTATTACTCCTAAGTCTGCCAACTTAGAAACTCAGGTAATTGACAACAACATTGTTACTGATTGGGATACACCTGCTTGTGTTGATGCTATCAACGCAACAACAACTAATCTAGACACTATCATTCAAGCAATTGGAACAGATGCTGGTGTTGGTAGTATCAGTGGTATCACAAGAACTGCTCCAGCACAACCAAGCACAAGTAGTGTTCTGCCACAACCAGGTGGATATGTAGCAGGCAATTGTTCTGACGTTGTATCTACTGTTAATACTTTAGTTGAAATTATTTGTGATACAACTGCTGCCGGTAATCTAGATAGTCTTCCTCCACTAGATCAAGGTGAGTGGGATTGTGCTAACGTTCGTGGATCTATTGAGACTCTATTTGATATTGCTGATGATGCTTTCTCTGGAACTTCACTAGCAACTCTACCTGTTGTAACAAGGGGTGGATTTACTACAGATGCTGAGCAATCTAAATGTTATCGTGACGTTTCATATATTGTTGATGCTGTTGTTAATGACCTAAGACTAGGCGGTAACATTAATTCAGTACAGGCAGGTGAAGCATACTATGTTGGCAACAACCTAACTTACATTGATGGTGAGAAGACTGAAACTCTTGATGCATGGAACTACGTTGGTCAGGTAGCAACTGCTGCCATGAGAAACTTTGATGTTTGGATTGATGGTTGTAGTACCACTGCTGGTAGTGCGATTGTTGACGTTAATGATACTCGTGGCATTCTAATTGGTATGCGAGTAGTTGAGTATAGTATCAGTAGTGTTGTTAATGGTCTTCTTACTCCTGGATCTACACCAATTATATCTACAATTCAAGATAACGTATATGTCAAGAGAATTGTAAGTAGTACTGAAATTGAACTTGGAGTTCAGAACTCTAGATTTGATTTTGGTAATACTATCATCGCACAGCAAACTAATACTAATGGATTAGGTTTATACTTCACATTTGAAAAAGGTCAGTGGGCAGATACCTTACCTAAGACAGTAATTGTTGGACCAGCTGGTTCTGTTCCTGCTCCTGATGTACTAGTAGATACAACTCCTGGTCTTGAATGTTCTGGAACTGCTGATGCTATTACTACTTTGATTGGTAACATTACTACTGTTATTAACAGTGGTGTGGGATCAGTTGATAGAGAAGAGCAAACCGCTAGTGTTTCACTATTCGCGTCTAGAGCAACTGTATTTACAATCAACACTTCTGGTGTTGGTGCTTCTAATCCACATGACTTTGAAACTGGAACACCAGTCAGATTAGTTCCACGTCCACGTTTTGATGTTGCTTCTGGTAAATATGTTGATGTAGACAAGCGTCTCGTCAGACTACCTAATGGTTTTGAGACTAACAAAACTTACTATGTAATTGCTCCTGGCAGAAGAACACAACCAGAAGATTATTCTACTACTACATTCTTTAATGGTAGTGATCAGACAAAACTGATGCTAGCAACCTCTAAAGAGAATGCTGCAGCAGGTATTTACATCTATGCTTCTGAGTCTGAGTCTATTGATGCTAACGTTGAAATTGATGTCTATCAGTTTATTCTTGATGAGAAGTATGATTTACACACATACAAATCTAAGTTAACTAATACTGTTAACGCTGGTATTGAAACTGAAGTATCACATATCTTTGACGTTCCATTCTCTTCTGTAACACCTCATGAGGTATTCATTAGAGCATTTGACGGTGAAGTACTTCCTGATGTTTCTACAACGTATGCTAATGATAGCGACGTAGCAGTAACTGATGTATCAGATGCTAACTTCGGTAAGATTAATCCCAACAAGTCATTCTTTGCTCGTTATCAGAATGATAGAGTCTTTACGATTCACAAGACTCATGCTGATGCTATCAATAATGTATTCCCAATTACATTTACAGCAGGTCAAAGTGCTGGGTTTAGAATTTTCTCGAACAAGCGTAGAAGTCCTGTAAAATATGATCCAGGATTTAGTAACGGTCTTATTACTACTGGTAAGTGGTTCATTAACTGTAAGGATGAAGGATCAACTACTGTTCCACAGTCAATTAGAGACGAAAATATTTTCTGGAGAATCAAGCAGCAAGATCTATCAGATCGTCCAAGATCTACAGATATGTGGTTCACTCGTCTAGAAGATGAGCGTGAAGCAAATGACAGAACATACAAACTACGTTATGTTATTCCTAAGTATCTTGAGAACGCAAGAGATCCTATCAACGGATTTGTTATCAAGACAAGAACTGATGACACACGTAAGTTAGTACCACAAAAACTTCTCCTAAAACCCGTTGCTGGTACTGTATATGGTGCTCGTTTCAGCAACCCAGTTCAACCAAATGAATTTATTGGATTCACTGATACTGATTTCAGTACTGCTGGATTGAATACGGAAAACTCATACGATCCATACAAGAAAGATCAAACAGGACAGGGTATTGAATATCGTGCGTTTGCCAAGTTCTCTTCTGGTATTCAAGCAACTATTCAGTCTGGTCGTTATGTACAAGATCAATTAGATCCAACAATTAACTATCTTGAGTTAACTGTATATGATCATAGTGTCGATACACTGAATTTCCCTGGTCTACGAAACGAATCGTTTACTACGGTTCAGATTAATGCACCTCAAGGTGGATCATTTGTAGTTAATAAAACTGCTAGTATTGTTGCTAATCAAATTGAATGGACTGGAAACTCTTCTGGTCTTGCTAATATCCATGCCTATTACACAATTGGTGGACTACATTACCTAATTCTGAAAAATATTCGCGGCGGAAAATTAGAGTACTCAGAGTACACTAATACCAGATTCACTCAGGGTAGTGTTTTTGCTGACATGCTTAATGATCAGGATTATGGCAAATCGCTACCTCTAAAAACACTAATCGCGAAAAAATATCCTGAGTATTATTACAAGCAAAACGGCGCTAACGTTTATACTATCACTCCTGGTGATCGTATTCAAGATGACGCTGGTATTGAATACTATGTTGAGAGTGTTGAAGATGCTGGAATTATTGAAGATACGTTCTATGTCTTCAGTTATGAAACTCTACAGCGTAGAATTGCTGGTCAGCAAGACGGTATCTATTACTTAAGTTGCTTACGTGGTAATATTTCACCATTCCCAACTGGTGCTGGTGTTGCTGAAAACTTCAAGAAGTTTAACTTCTCGCAACCAGTCAGTGGTTTGTATCCTCTTAACTATAAGAACGATCCTCTTTGGTTCCAGAAAGCAGGCACATCAACACAAGAACTTAATCTTGCTTCTCAGTTGCTTGATCCTCCTGCTACAATTTCTGCTGCTGACAACTATGTTCATGGTCTTGTTACGACTAATGACTACAAAAACTCTGTAACAAAAGAACTAGTTCAGGATCTTGTATTACAACCAGCATTTGTAAATAACACATATTCTACTGGAAATAATCAACTCCAAGCACAAACTGGTAACGCAACCTCTGGTTCTGAAGATCGTAGAATTGCGATTGTTGGTGATAGCACGGTAGTTTCTGATCAACGTTACTATGTTGAACTTAGAAGACCTTCTATTGCTCGTGCTGGTAACCATACGTTTGAGTATCTTGGATTCGGTCCAGGAAACTACTCTACTGGTCTCCCTGCGCGTCAGGAGATCGTCTTATCACCTACTGAGGACTTCTACGCCCAAAGTAAGAAAGAGGACGCTGGTATTGTCTTCTACACGGGTCTAAACTCCAACGGTGATCTTTATATTGGTAATCGTAAGATTAATGCTATTACTGGTGAAGAGACATTCCTAGAAAGAGCAGTTCTTGCAGATAGTGAGGATGAAGATGAAGATGTAGGAAACCTAGTCACATCATTCGATACTCCTGTAACGTTCAACCAGAATATTACAGTTGTTGGTGGTGATGGTACTCAACAGAACGTATTCCAATCTCCTTTGATCGTTTCGGTTCAGGATAATGATCTAACTGAAGTAAGAGACTCCTTTACTGTTCGTTCTAACGTATCAAGTATAGATCCTGTTACTTTAGATGAGCAAGATGAAACTTTAGATAGAACTAATTTCCAACCACCAAATTCTGGTGATGTTAGAATTAGTAAGAATAGAGTTAATGCTGCTGTATTTGGATTTAATTCAAGAGGAATGGGTCAGAATTATCAAATTCAGACTCATATTACTTCTGGTGTTCCTTCTAATATCACACCAAACAACTCTGCTTTAGTTTCGTCTGGTGGTAGTAGATTACTTTCTCCTCAATTCGTAGATTATAGTGGTGTTGCTGCTAAATCTGGTGATATCCTCCTAAAAGGAAAGCAAGTTGGAAGAACTGGTTCTTTGGGTTGGGTTTATGCAAACTACTTCGCACAGATTCCTACTAACAATATCTTTAGTATTGAATTTGATGGTACAAACGTAGTTAAACTTACTTTTAAAGATGAGTTTGGTGTAGACGTTACCAATGCCGGTATTGGAATTACTAACGAATCACAAATTAGATTCAGAGATTATCCAGATTCTAGATTTAACTCTACTTGGACAGTCTTTAGTCCTAATGGCGATGCGTTTAATTCTACCAATAACTACGTACATTTCCAAATTTATAATAATATTAATATCGCAACTGTTTCTTGGAAAGGTGCTGGTGGTATTACTGATGTTGCTCCTGGTGTACCAGTACCAGCAGTTGACTTCTCTAATTCTAGTTGGAAAGAATATGGATTAGTTGGTGCTGAAGTATTACGTGCTAACACAGAAACTATTGGTGACTACAAATTAGGTATTAATACTGTTGCTAGATCTTCACATGATGATTGCTTAGACGCATTTAGTTCTGATCAAGTTCTACCAAGAGCTAACTTAGACATTGTTGGAACAACATTCATTAGTGGTAAGACAATCAATTCTTACTTAACTGAGTCATCTACAATCAAGACTGAAACTAATCAGGACGATGCCTTCTTGGTTGGTGGCGATAGTGACAATCCAAGTGATAATGCTACGTTCAGAGTGATGACTACCAATAATGGTAGAGTTGGTATTAACACTGCGGTTAACGATACAATCAACCCATACAAGAGTCTTGATAAGACATTTGTTGTCGTTGGTGATGCTAGGATTCATGAGAATCTAGAGGTTACAGGTGATCTTGAAGTTAATGATGGTGACCTTACAACTACAAACAATGCATTCAACTTCATCAATCAGAATGCTAATATTCTAAACTGGGCTGGTGAAGGTCAGATTCTTAATCTGTTGAACAACTCCAGTGTTACTCAGTCAATTAATATTGGTAATGCTACTGGAAATCAGACTTTATTAGTAGGCGAGGTTGTAAGTAATGGAACGATTAAGATCCACAGAAATACATCTTCATCGACAGTAGATATTGCTACAGTTACTAATGATGTAACTTCTACATGTAATATCACTATGGGTGGAGCATGGGCAACACAGTCAGATACTGCTTCATATTTCAAGATTGGAACTTTCTACACAGGACTTTCTGGTAACCTTGAGATTGGTACTGGATATGGTGCTGGAACTAGTAGCTCTAGATTGTTTACACAAACAAGAGTTGCTAATCTATTTGATGGCGACCAAACAAATACTATTAACTTCGCAACAAACGCAACCACGTTACAGATGGGATCTAGCGGTGGTACTACCACCATTAGAAATACTTTAAATGTTCTTGCTTCGGCAATTGTTGAAGGTAATATTAGATTAGACGGTGGTTTAAATGCTGGTATTATTGAGATTGGAAGAGGTAGATTTGGTACTACTAGAGTAGGACATCAAGTTGGTGGAGTTGACAATCCAAATATCGACTTCTATAAGTATGTAACTACTGGAAGAGTAATTGATACTGCTGGTGTTTCTGCTTGGGGATCAAACACATTCTTGGTTGCTGGTGGACAAATCGCTGCTATTGATAATATTGTTAATAATGGTGAAGCAAATAGAACTCCTGGAAACTATGCTTTCCTTGAGGGAACTTCTGATGGTGCTGGTGAAGGAGCATCATTTACCGTTCTTGTTAGATTTGACAAGACAATTGATATTTCAATTGATAGTCCTGGTGAAGGATATGCTAATGATGAAACAATCACCATTACTGATGCTCAGTTAGGTGGTGGTGGCGGTGGAGATCTTACGTTCCAAGTAAATGGAACTAACTCTACTGGCAATAACTATTACTTACCAATTAGTACTCCTTCTATTGTTGACTTCCAAGTTGGTCAACTACTTCTTCTTGATCGTGGTAGTGCATTTTCTCCTGATAGTGTTGGCAGCGGAGCAAATATCTTAACTGGATTAAGAACTGAAGCAGAAAGTGAAATTGTTAGAATCACTGGTATTGCTAACGTTGCTAATCCTGCTGATCCAAATGGATACAGATTAATTGTTAATAGAGGACAGGAAGGAACAGGAACTTATACAAATCACCCAGATGGTTGTGTAATTGCTATTCTTGATAAGCAAGCAAATGCTTCATACATTACTGGTTCTGACCTTAATAGTGATGGTCAAATAGATGAACCAATATCTGGTATTGGAAATGGATCCGGTAATGTAAGAATTGGTATTGCTGAATTTGGTGGAACATTAACAACTGCTGATTTCTTGAGACTATCACAGAATGAATTTGTTTCTGTTGTTGATTTAGTTTCTACTTCACCACAATCACTAATTGTTAATGATGGTGGTGATCCTGCATCTGATACATTCAGGGTTGAGTCTACAACTGGTGACACATATATTCTTGGAGATATTGCTGCTGGTATTGGATTTAATAAGTTTACTGTTAATTCTGTAACTGGTAATACTTTTGTTGAAGGAACTCTAACCACAGAAAATACACTAACGATTAATGGTTCTACGATTGAGAATCAGCAATTCTTCACTATCACTAACGGTGGTGCTACTGGAACTCCAATCAGAACAACTCTAGAAGTTGATACCGCAACTGGCGATCTAACGATCAACGGTGGTGACATGAACTTCTTTGGAACTGATGGCACTAGTCCACGCTTGACATTTGATAACTCTTCTGGAGACTTTACTGTATATGGTTCGTTCTCTGCTTTAGGTACAGGTGTTTCTACTTTTGGTGGATCACTTGATATTGACGGTGGAATCAACCTTGAGTTCCAAGAAGGAGTTGGTAGAACGGCAATTGATTCTAAGTTTGAAATTACAAACACAGATGGTAATAGCATCTTCCAAGTTTCAGATAATGGAGCATTAAGAGTTGCTCAAATTGACAATTACATCACCAGTAGTGGTGGTCGTAAGTGGGAGTATATTGGTGATACTGCAGTAACTTTAGACGCTAATGTTAATTACTTTGTTAACTGTAGTGGTAATACTCTTTTGAGATTACCTCCCAATCCTCAAATGGGTGATATGATTCGTATTATAGATATAAGTGGTAGTCTTACATATAATCAAACCATGGTTGTTAGAGCACCTGACAATGCTAAAGTTCAGAAAGAAGTATCAAATACAGGACAAGCACTATTATCGGGTATTCAACCTACTGAGACTGCTGGTTGGAACGGGGGTGAATTAATTGTACAAACACCTAATGCTGCATTTGGACTGGTATATGCTGGACAAAGCGGAATTGCTGGAGCAGCTGGTGCTGGTGCCCTTGCCGGTTGGTACTTAATGGACGTATAAGAGATGCCTTTTTATCAAGAAACAAGAACCATGAAAGGTGCCGTCATTGGCACCATTATGCCATGGACTGGAGCTGTCAGTAATATACCAAAAGGTTGGATTATTTGCGATGGATCTCAACCACCAGCAAATGAATATCCTCTACTTGTACAAACAATTGGGGATAGTTATAATGGCGGATCCGACGGGAACTTGGGGGGAGGATTTCCAGCATATACCGGTAACTTTACTCTTCCAAATTTGGTTAGTGGTAAAATGTTAATGGATATTGAAGAATCTTATTTTGGTTCTTTAACTGATGTTAGAGATAATGATCCCTTTGCTGGTAATTTAATTAAACCATATATTGGAACAAATACAGATAATGGTATCAATGTCTCCTGGAACAATGTAAACACTGATGTCATTTTCTCATTAAATGAGAGAAATGGATATAGTGGTAATATTGCTGGCAATAAAATTATTGACGGTGAAGGCGAAAAGTCTATTTTTATTGGTGGTCGAAAATTGGGACATACGCATATTAGAGGTCATAGTCATAGTGGTATTTTTGAATCACTTAGTGGAGCAATGGGAACTGGTGCTGCGGGTCCTGGGGCAAGACAGCCAGGAAAAGGTGTTATTCCATACGATAATATTACCGGAACGTTTAACTATGCTGCTTTTGACCAAGCACCTGCGATTGCTGGATCTAGATTTGATGATGGTGAAATTGACAGAATGCGAGTTGGTATTAGTAGATGGACAAAAGATGGAGTTGAGTTAGCTGGACCAGAGAACTGGGGATCTTTTGGAAGTTTTACTGGATTTGGTTCTGGTGATGAAGGAAAAACTGTAATGAGATGTAATAGTGAAAATCCTCCAACTAATTTATCTCCACAGAAAGTTGCGGGAACTTCTCTTGCGTTGAAAGTAAATTATAGCCAACCAGTTTTAGGAAATATTTCTGGAAGTAGTGGTGGAGTAAATTCCGTGCCATTTGCTCAGGGTGGTGGTAATACTATAATTCCAGAAGGAGTCACTAATTATTACTACGATGTGCCAGCTGCCGGAAATTATGGTCTTTTATTAAGTAATCCTGGATCTAGTTTTGAAACTGATACTAGTGTAGCAGCACAGGCAAACGTTATCGCTCATGATCACGATCCAATAACAGTAATTTATGATCAACGTAGTTTAAAACCACAATCTAGATTGGTTGCTGATGTCAATATTCCTGGCACCACAAATCTTGATAATACATCAAATGTGGGAGTGTTGACTATTAGCATGAATACTAGCCAACCATCAATGACCTGTATATACATCATCCGAGCATACTAAAATGGCAAATTATACATACGAAAGATCAAAATATGGTGGTTGTGTTGGGAGTATTATTATACATTCAACACCAGGACTTTCTTCTAGCAATGATCCACTTTCAGCGCAGTTTAAAGATGATATTCCAGCGGGATATTTAAAATGTGATGGTTCTGTATTAAATTGTAAAGATTTTTTAGCATTATCTAAAGTTCTTGGAGTTGGAAACGAGACTAGATTTAAAAGAGAAGCATCAACTGTGAGAGATGCTAATGCTCTTACTGGGGACTTGGGGCAGTTTCAATTACCAGATTTGGGATCTAAAGTAATTGTTGGTGGTAGAGGATCAGGAACATATAATAATGATTTTGTTGATAGAGATGAAGCATCTGCTGCTGTTACGAACAGAGTTGGTCCTCAAATTGAAGTTATATGTAATGAGGGAAATGTTATTAATACGACATATTTGGGTAATGCTCGTGTTACTGCTAGTGGTGCTCTGGATATGTTAGGAAGTCCCAGATATGTTTTGGAAAGAAATACCACAGAAACAGAATTGGAGATTGAAAATTTTCAAGGTCACTTACATAATTCAAATCAATCATATTTAAATTATTCTACTAGACATCTAGTTGGTGGTGAAGGTGGTAAAGATGGTGGCACGGCTAGTGGAAATAGTGGCGCTGGAAACCAACTTGATTTTACTGCCACTGGTGGTAGAGAATCTATTCATGATCACAGAGTTACTAGACCCACAACATATACTCATAACTTTACTTATTCATATTCTGAGCAAGATATCGATATGTCTGGAGTTACAGCAAAAGTTGATGTTGATATATCAAATCAAGAGAAAATTGATCAGTTAGTTACGCCTTTTATTCTTGTAGAATACATTATTAAGTTTTAAAAATGACCCAAGATTCTAGTTTCACAAGTAGATCTCCTAATACTTCGGGTTATACCGGCACCACCACTAATGGTGCATGGTCTTCTTTTATGAACGGATATAATATTGGGGGTAATGACCCTGGTGGAAGTGGAGGTGGCTCCAATAGAACATTTTATTGGACTATTACCTTCTCAAATTATGGCAGACAAATATTTTATGCCAATGTAGATGATGTTGGGGCGATTTATATTAATGGCAACTATGAAATGTCAATGGGTGGTTTTAGAAGTCAAAGTGCAGTTACTACCGCAAATTACTATGGTCCGGGTACATATACTCTTAGTGCTACTGTTATTAATTCTGGTGGTGGACCTTGGGGTGTTGCTATAGATTGGATTGGATTTTTTCCTCCCCCACCTGTTCCTGGATGTACAGATCCCCGTGCTACAAACTATAATCCAAGCGCAGATCTTGATAATGGAACTTGTACATATCCCACACCAGGTATTACTTTAAATTTTAATCCTACTGCTATTCAAAGGGGATTATCATCTACATTAACTTGGTCAGTCAGTAATTCTACATCAAGAAGTTTAACTGGTCAAGGTAGTGTTGGAGCAGTTGGTAATTTGCCCTATAGTCCCACTAATAGCATTAGTCGCACTTTAACTGCAGATTATTTTGGAATTACGAGTAATTCAGTCACGAAAACTTTAACTGTTTATGTTCCACCTATTTTTAATATTTCTACTAATAAGACCGAAATGATGCTTACAGATACAGCTAATATTTCTTGGTCTGTTAGTGGTGATGGCGGTGGATTAAATTGGACTCCTATTTTAACATGGTTGTCTGGCGGTCTTACTAATGGTAATTTAACTAGTAATTCAGACGTAACTCCATCAGATACTACAATATACACAGGTCAAGTTTCTGGTGTAGGTGGAACTGATACAGGTACTGTAACTGTTATTGTTTATCAACCAGTACAATTATCTGTAGATCCTCCAACTAGTTTGGTATATAACAACCAGGGAACTATTAATGTTACAACAAAATATGCTACAGATTCTATAACGATAACACCAACATATAACTATGATTATGTTGGATCTACTACAGGATCTGTGGTTAATTTGCCTGTCAATAATGCTGCTGATATGGGTGGAACCGAATCTACTACAGGATATACTACAACAATACCTTATAATGACAGAGGACCATTAAGTGTTTCATATGTAGTCAGAGCAACAGGTAAATTGGGCAACTTCCAAGAACAAGTAGTTAGCTTTCCAATTATTATTGACGATACTCCAGAGAATCTAAATATTCCAGAAAGTGAGGATTTAATAAAAGATCAAACACCAGTTGTTTCACCTGAGGTAGAAATTTTATCTGAGTTAATCTTGATTGATGATGTCGATATTAAAGTAGAAGTTAAAAGTAACTATCCAATTCAAGTTGACATTAATCAAGATAATGATTGGACCGATGTAAGAGAGATCTAAAATGGCAGACTTTCAGCAAACATTTAACAGCAACGGATCAGTACAAATTCCAAGTTATGCGATTAATATTCGTGTAGATATTGCTGGAGCTAGCGGTGGTGCAGGTGGCAACGATGCTAACGCCAGTCGTGGAGAAGGTGGTGCTGGAAGAAGAGCAAATATATATTTTCCTAATCTTACTGCTAGAAGATTAGATTTCTATCTCGGAAGTGTAGGTGGCGGCGGCGGTGGAGGTGGCAATGGTCCTGGTGGTAGTGGCGGATCATCTCTAACTGCTAGTGGTGGACAGGGTGGAAATTCTGCTGATTATGGATCTTCTGGCGCTGGTGGCGGTGGCGGTGGTGCTAGTGGTATTTTCGATACTTATAGTAATACATGGGTTGCTGTCCTTGGTGGCGGCGGCGGTGGAGGTGGCGCTTCGTTGGGGAGATCCGCCACCAATGGTGGCACTGGTACTGGACTATTAACAGGAAATCCAAACAATCGTACTGTTGGTGGTACTGGTCAAAAAAATACGACTGAAAATGGATCCAATAAGAGTGGTCCTGATGGCGGCGGTGGAGGCGGCGGCGGTGGTGGTTGTGTTGGCGGTGCCGGTGGTGCATATGGCGTTGATAGTAACCGAGGAGGTGGCGGCGGTAGTGGCGGTCAATCTGGTTATAATAGCACTTATTGTAGTTTTAATTCCAATTCAGGATCACAGCATTTTGGTAATGGATTCGCAACTGTTTATTATGACATTGCAATCCCCACAATTAGCAGTTTTTCGGTAAATCCTACAGCATTTAAACGTGGAGAATGTACTACATTATCTTGGTCATCTACAAATGCGTCGAGTGCTAGCATTAATCAAGGTGTTGGAGCAGTTGGTGTAAATGGAAGCACTGTAAATTGTCCCACCAATACTACTACTTACACTTTAACTGTTTTTGGAAATGGTCTTTCCGCAACAGCAACAGCAACTGCTACTGTTTACGTTCCACCTATTTTTAGTATTTCTACTAATAAGACGGAAATGATGCTCACGGATACAGCTAATATTTCTTGGTCTGTCGTTGGTGATGGTGGTGGATTGAATTGGACTCCTACATTGACGTGGTTGGCTGGTGGTCTCACTAATGGAAATTTAACCAGTAATTCGGACGTAACTCCATCAGTTACTACAGTATATACTGGACAAGTTTCTGGTGTTGGTGGAACCGCCACAGGCAGCGTAACCGTTATTGTTTATCAACCAGTAGAATTATCTGTAGATCCTCCAACTAATTTATTGTATGGTAATCAAGGAACTATTAATGTTACCACAAAATATGCTACAGATTCTATAACGGTCACACCAACATATAACTATGATTACGTTGGTTCTACTACAGGTTCTGCTGCTAATTTATCAGTCAATGACAGTGCTGAAATTGGGGGAACCGAATCCACTAATGGATACACTACAACAATACCTTATAATGACAGAGGACCACTAAGTGTTTCGTATGTAGTTAGGGCAACAGGTAAGTTAGGTAATTTTAAAGAAGAGTCATTTACTGTACCGATTATTATTGACGATACTCCGGAAAATTTAAATATTCCAGAAAGTGAGGATTTAATAAAAGATCAGACCCCTGTTGTTTCACCAGAGGTAGAAGTTTTATCTGAGTTAATCTTAATTGATGATGTTGATATTAAAGTAGAGATTAAATCAAACTATCCAATTCAAGTTGATTTAAATCAAGATGATGATTGGAAAGATGTTCGTCAACTTTAACATCATAGATAAATACTAACACTGGGATACACTGTAAGAGGAATGGCATTTTCATTTGCACCAAATAATGAACCACTTTACGTATCCGAAGGCGATTACGTTCAGTTTAAATTTAAAGCGCCACCTAGTTGGAATACAACGCAAACAGTTACTATTCAGGTTGGCGATCTTGTTCAATATTGGTTAATCACAACCATTCCTGAAGATTTCACACCAGATCCATTTCCACTACAAGGATTTGAAGATGCTGAGTTGGATACTTTGTATACTTTTGGTGATGGAAGTAGACCAGGTGAAGTGATACCTACTATCAGTGGATTAACACCAACAACACAAGCACCTGTTGCTATTTCTGGTAATGTTCCAATTCCAAGTGGAGCGTCTATTACTGATTATGTTGCGCTACGTATTGATTATAATGGTGATGGAACATGGGATACTGGATGGATTGCCGCTGATGGCACTCAAAGTGTTGAAAATGGTGCTAGAATTCAGGTAAGGGGTAGAACTTCTACTTTCTACACTCAGTTTATGAATATAAGTTTGGTAATTGGAACTGCCAATGAGACTTGGAAAGTAAGGAATGAAGCAGTTCCTGGAAACAATGCTATACCATTTCCAGATTTTACAGACTTAGATCCTGTTGAAGTAGATACTCTTATCTATAGTGAAGTATTAAGAGTACAGGGAATGAATGAGGATGGATCTATTAGTCTTAGTAATGGTGGAGAATATTTATTATCTTTGACTAGTAATACATCTACAAATGCTGATGGATATGAAGTATTATCTGGTTCTGGTTGGGGTACTAGTGGAACTGTCAGTAATGGTGACTATTTACAATTGAGAGTTTTAAGTCCATCAACTAATTTAACTCCAAAATCGACGGATTTGTCTATTGCTGATGATGCCAATGGATCAAATTGGACTGTTACTACAGGAGTAGCATCTGATACTACTCCGTCTAATTTCTCATTTACAGATCAAACTGGAGTTCTTACAGATACATTAATTGGATCAGATCAGCAACCTGGTTCTGGCATCACTGGGTTAACTGCTGGGTTGTCTGTACCTGTGGAGGTTGTTTCTACAGATTCTAGTTTAGTTCGTGTACAGGTTAATAATGGATCTATTGGTGTATTCCCAACATCTGTACAAAATGGCGATAAATTATTCATCTATCTACAGTCTGCTCCCACATTTAATGCAGTTAGGGAACTTCAGATCAGTGTTGGTGATAGAGATATATCAACATGGACTGTTATAACAGGTAGTGGACCAGATAGTGACGCTACATTTAATATTCCATCAAATTTAATTAATCAAATTCCTGGAACATATGTAAGTAGTTCTCCGGTTACTGTTGCTGGCATTAATGTACCTATTACTATTAATGCTACAAATGGATCATTGATTTCCATTGATGGCGATGCACCAGTTACTGGTCCTAGAACGTTTGATCCCAATGTAAATACTTCATTTACCGTGGTAAGTTTAGTACCATCAAATCTTAATACTACACAAGGTACAACAGTAACGGTTGGAACAGGATCGTTAAACAACCCTTTTACGTGGACGGTATCTAGTTATGCTTCAGCACCACTTCCAGCAAATAATTTAGGTGTTTGGTATAGTAAGAAAGTTGAAAAATTTGATGGTTATCCAATTGGCACTGTATTGCCAATTTTAAAAGATAATCTTGGAACTTATGGTGATCTTGATGGATCTCTTGGTGATAGATATCCTGGATTTATTTCATGTGATGGTAGAGCCTTAGATACAACACTATATTTCATGCTATTTGATGTTATTAAATACACTTATGGTGGGTCTGGTTCTAATTTTAATCTTCCTGATTATAGAAACAGAAGACTATGTGGTACTGGACAAGTTGATGCTAGTAGAGGTAATTCGGTTTCACAACCCATATCAAGTGGTGGATCTATTTTTGGTGTTGGTAATGAAGGTGGATTTTGGTATTTTGATAAAGTAGATGTTTTAGGTACTGATCCATTAGAGCAAATTCAAGGAACTGGTACTACAGGTTTAGATAGTGAGTATTTTACTCTTGGTACAGTAAAATTAGCGGGATTGGAAACAGTAACAGACGATATTGTATTTGCTATTGTTGGTACTGTTGTTGGACAGATTGGTCCATTAGAAGATGTTCTTGTACAAGCTCCTCAACATGATCATGCTTATCTTGCTGCAGTTGTCGATGGAGATGGTGGAGACCCTCTTATACCATGGGGTCCACCAGCTGGTAGGGGTATGTTTGGTTATGGTGGCGAATCTACACAAGAAGGAACTGTAACTAATAATCTTAATACACAAGCAGGACTATGGGAAGATTTCCTGGAAGATCTTGGTGGTGGTAAATTTAAGGCAGAACTGAACAAATATTATGGAGATGGATTTAATTTACGACAATGGGCACTGGAGAACTTACAAACAGGAACATCAGAAGTTAACTATGAAGTAGACGGTGGTAGTTTCCCACTCTTCTATGTTTCAAATGCTGTTTCTTTCAAAGATAAAGATGATGATGCTACAACAGAAGTTGATTTTATGACTTGGTGGTTATCTCCAGCTAGTGGTTTGAGTGGAGCAGATTTGAATACTATAGCAAGTGGTGCTAACGAAGTTGCTGCTATCGTTGATACAGAACCTCTTCGCTTTACAATTGATAGTTACTTACCAGTTAGTGGAAATACAAATAGTCACAGTCATTTCTTAACGCTAGATCCCATTCAAAATATACAATCTGATTTTAGTGGTGGCAATAATAGTGGCGCTGGTACTCTTGCGGCACCAGATGGATCTGGATTAGGAAATGGTGCTACTTCTATTAATTTAATATTCAACCAAACTGAAATCTTTATGGATATGACAGACGCTATATTTACATGGAATAAAAGTTTTGCCAAACCATTTCCATCTGTTACAATGGAACCACAGATACAAGTTCCAATTATCAACCCTTTCCACAAGACTAAATATATTATCAAAGCTTATTGATTATGTCATCATTGCCTGATTATAGACCACATGAATTGATGTATGATAAAAATATCACCCATTGTGAATTTGACGATTTTATAGGGGTATGGAAAAATTTCATGCCTCGTCCCTTATGTGAAGAAATTCGTGAATTTGTAGACAATCAAATTGATCAAGCATGTGTTGTCAATCCAAGTCTTAAAATACAAGAATATGGCGCTCCTGATCATGTGATCAGGTCCGAAGATGTATATGGTGGACAATTAAATCGAAACGATTTTGCGATGGTCATGAATTATGCAAATAGAGATCTTTGCTTAAAAATCAATTCAATTTTAAGATGTTGTGTAAAACATTATGTTTCAGAATATCAATCTTTGATTAAAACAAAAATGATTTCTTCTGATATTAAAATACAGAAAACTCCTCCTGGTGGTGGTTATCATCTTTGGCACTATGAAAATTCTGATGAGACACATGCTAGTAGAGAATTAGTCTGGATGATTTATCTTAATGATATGCCAGATGGTGAAGCTGAAACAGAATTTTTTCATCAAAGACGTAGAATCAAACCTACTGCTGGAACTGTAGTTATCTGGCCAGCAGGATTTACTCATACACATAAAGGAAATACTGTACTTACTCAAGATAAATATATTTTGACAGGATGGTACATTAAACGTAATTAACTCTCATGGAACAAAGAATCGCTCTCATACAAGTTGATTTTGCTAATAATACCATTATAGATGGTGCTTCTGCATCATCTGGATTTAAATTGCTTGGAGATTTTAACGGCAAAAGATATAAAATGGATGAGGAAATTAAGAATAAGTTTCTTAATACAAAAATTTCTGAGTTTTGGCATACCGACAAAGATTTACTTGAGTATTTTCAATACTTTAATGACGATACATATTTCTGTCAAAGAAAACGAGTGAAGTATGATTTTAATACAGAGAGTACATATCTTCAAACTTATAAGTTTACTGGTGCCAGTTCTCAAGAAGCAAAAGAACTATATGAGTTAATAGATACTTTCTTTCAAGTCGTACAAGAAGTAAAAAATGCTAAGGTCAATGAGGTAGTTGCTGGTATTGATCAAGAAGCAGCATTTTTTGAGCAACGTCAGTTTAAATTAAAAAGACAAAAGCGTGAAATGTTGAGTCTTTCTGATTGGAGAATTCTCCCTGATATAGAAGATAGTTATGAAGGCGAGAAAGACGCTTGGATTACTTGGAGAAAATGGATTAGAGAACACTCTACACCAAGTCCTGCAGACTCAGAATTTCATAACTCTGGATTGGAATACTTTAAGTATACTTACAATCTTAAGTTTCCAATTGATCCGATTAAGTATAGAAAGATGTATCCGGAAGGTAAATTGGAAGATGGTGTAACTGATGCTCCAGTATTCATGGATATTAATGATACAAATCAGTGGGTAAAACATGATTCTCAGGCATCTACTGACTTCTTTAAGAATAGAGAAGTTAACATGTTTAACTTAGCGCAAAGAGGAATAGCTCCAACCAGAAAAGTTACTAAGAAAGTACTAGATCTAATGAAAGAGTTGAACATTAATGAAGACGTGGAAGTTGATTGGACAAATTACTTTGTTGATGAAAATGAACTATGATATATGAGATTGATTTACTAAATTATGAACAACTAACATATATCAGTCAATATTTTAATTACTTAACGTTCAAGGATGGTAAGATTAGTAATCCATCTGCAGATAAATGCTGCCAAACAGTATTTGATGGACCGGGACATTATGATCTAAACATGTATTGTCGTGATATAATATTACGTACAGTTCCCTTACATGTATCTGAAATGTCGCAAATATATTTTGTAAAATATGGTGTGGGAGACAAATATGAAGATCATTATGATGCTAATCCATGTGGTGGTGTGAGATCAGATTATAGTATGACTTGTTTTCTCAATGATGATTATGATGGGGGAGAGTTGGTGATAGAGAATGGGAGAAATATCAAATTATCTAAAGGCAAAGCAGTGTTATATCCAGGAAATCTATTGCATCGTGTGAATGAAGTTAAGTTTGGGACTAGAAATGTTTTTATTGGATGGATACAGACACAATGAATGATATTATACAATATAATGATTTTTTTTCTTTTAATGATGTTAGGAAGATACAGTCTAAAGTAGAAGAATCTAAATGGAGATTTGGTCATGGGTCACATGTTGACAAATATAATAGACCAGATAGTATTCCATTTTGGCGTATGGATTTTTTAGAAGATTCATATTTTTCTGATTATCTTCTAAATATCATTAGGGAAAAAACCCATCAAGATTATGATCTATATGATGTATATGCTAATGGTCACACGTTTGGTACTCAAGGAGAGTTTCACGTTGACTGGTATGAATCGAATGGTAGAACTCTAGTATACTATGTAAACCCTACATGGAGACCAGAGTGGGGAGGAAAAACTATATTTCTCCGCAATCAAAATGAATTGGAATATAAAAACCCTATTCCAAATTCTGCTATTCTTTTCCCCGGTGAAATACCACACATGGCAGAGGGAACATCTAGATTATTTACTGGGTTGAGAGTAACTGTTGCTTGGAAACTAATACTAAAATGAACTCATCTTACGACGCATTCTACTTTGATAATTTTATTGAGAATTACGCTGTTCTCAAAGGCAAAGCGATATTATATCTCAGATCGACTGGTTGGAATGCCAGTTCTGATGTAGATGCTATTAATGCCTCACAAAAACTGTATAAAGATATTCTTCCTACTGATCTGTGGACTCTTCTAACGAACTCTGAGCACGTATTTGTTGAGGTAGATGATTTTGATGATATGTTAAATTTCTTGGAGTCAAATCTACCAGATAGTCAGGAGAGTGTTACTACACCAGAAAATTACATTTTCTATTCTCTTGCTAACTCTATTGGTCAAATCGTAATGACAAACGAATGATGTTCTCAGATAACTTTCACATTGTAGAGAAATACAATGTAAACACACAAGAGCATGTTTCGACAATCGAGATGATGCCACGAAGATTTACATGTTTGGTTGATTCTGCATATCTTCCGGACATGGAATCTGATATGATTATCAAATTAAATAAATTATTTAATTACAAACAAAAACACACAACAGACTACAACTACGTTTTTGACAAATATCTTTATATTGAGCATAAAGATAATAATATAATGTCATATTATTGTAAAAATCCAATTCGATTCTCTACTGTTGAACATCCTATTGTTTGGAATAAATTTATTAGTGAGATTGGTAATGACAATATCTTAGATTTTAGAACTAAGATTAGAAGCATTACTAACAATCATGATGCGATGGAAGAAGTAATAATGGGTATGTCATATAACTCATATGGCGTCGTTACTCAAGTTTCTGTCTGGGATGGTCATTACAACTTTGATGTACCGGAGAATTCTTTCCTAACAGAATTGTATCGTCTTCTTACCAAAAGATATGATATTTGTAAAGGAGTTGTATCTCTATTGACAGATAGTACAGATATTAAATTACATTTAGCATTCAGTTATCCAGAGATTTTTGATAATGATGATGAATTGTTTTTAAACAAGACTGTTAAGAATACAAATATTGCTGATGGTATTCTTGATCTGCTCTCTCGTGAGGGTGGACTGGAACTTATTACTAATGAACAGAAAGACTATATCAGATCAATTTGCGTTGGTCAATCCACATTTGAATTGGAGTATATTATTGATGTTAACGGAAATATTAAAGATCTTTATGTCCACCAATGCCGTTTGAGACAATTTGAGGACTTGACAGTAGGTTGACACCTGTGCTATGGTAGCAGAGCGTCCGTCGAACCCCATGGATTGGAATAGTACCACAAAACACGAGAAACGTAAAGATGCGTTCTATATCTTCTATGAGAGCGTTCTCAAACCAGACTATCAGCTACGTCAGGACGCACATGATCAGCAATGCTATCATGAGTTGTTAGAATGGCGTAGTGAGATCATTGAATACCTTGACAAACGTCGTAATGAAGACTTTAATGAAAACTGAAATCAACTGGAAAAATGAGTATTCAAAACAGCGTAAAGATCGTATGCAAGATGCGATCGATGATTACCTCAACGATGATAAAGTATCAGCACGACAAACGTATGAAGAGATGCTATCTGGCGTCGATGATGTGATAGAATATCACAAGACAGCATACTGTCGTGCTATGTCTCTTCGAGATCTTATGACCGGCAACACTGCTCTTAACCTAGACCACCGTATTCCTGAACGCTACTAATGACTGAAGAAGACTTTAAACAAGCAATCAACAACATGTTGATGATGCAGAATAACAATGATTCTAACTTTCAGATTTTACAAGCACAGATTGACAATCTCCAACGTCAATTAAATCAGTTGAATGACTTGAAAGAGATGTTCCGTCTTCCTAAAGTAGAGAATCAAAATCGTCAACCATTTGAAGAGGTTGACGAGTGAAATTTACTCGTGGTATGAAGGTTCAGTATCACGCCACCACAGGGTGGGTAGACTTTATCAGTGATAGGTATATCACTATTTGTTATGTCGATCGACCTGACCCATCATGTCGTCATGGTCGTTATCAGTCAACTTTATGTGTTTTTCGAGAGTATTGGGATGAAGTACGCAGTTGTGTGGATGAAGAACAAGAAGAAGGGGCAAGCGAAACAGCAAGCGATCTTCTATAACTTAGATGATGCTAGCATGTGGGAACAACACATTAACAAAACAGAACACGCTAAAACTAACATCATCCCTATCTTTAGTGATCAATGATAGACACTTTTTCTGTGCGCCAACTTAGAATTGACGATCTAATATTAAATGAGATGATTGCTGAGTTGGACCTGATAGGTGACTGGAAGCAAGCATTAACTTTTAATCAAAATTCTAATTGGAGATCTACTAAAGTTAAGTTTATTGATTCATCTCATTACATTGGAGAACTTTGTTACGACAACGTAATGGATGTCAACCTAGAGATGTATAATTACGACATTTGTCAATTTGATAACAACCAATTCCAATATGCACATTACAATGTAAATGATTACTATAAATGGCATGTTGATGCTATTGATACTAAGAAGATTGTTCGTAGATCTTCTGTCCGAAAACTCTCGTTTTCATTAGTTTTAAATGATGATTACGAGGGTGGTGTACTACAAATAGCAACACCACAAACACCAGACTCAGAAGATCCATATCATATTTTCTCTGTGCCTAAAAAACGTGGCACATTGATAGTTTTTTCTAGTCACATTTTACATCAGGTAACTCCAGTGACACATGGTATCAGAAAAAGCATCGTTGGATGGTTCACTGGTCCACCACTTCGTTAACTGGACTAGGGGGTTGACACAGACCTCAAACTGGTGTATATTAGGTTCATGGGAGAGGAAGCGCCCTAAAGACTCCACTGTACAACGGGCAATTAAGTCCGAGACATTCAAAAGTAAAAACAAATGAAAAAATTCTGGTCAGAAGTACTCCTTCTTCCTTTCACGACTAACTCTCAGGATAATCCTCTTCATGAGAATCAAGTCATGGCATTGCTTGACAAGTTTGGTTACAAATACGTTTGGCAACCAAATGGTCCTCAGAACTCTCCTGATTTCCGTGTAACTCTTGACAACGGCAAGACTGTTGACATTGAGTGTAAGTCTTCTAAGCAAGCATATCCCACATATAATGGTGGTTTGCCTAAGTCAGGCACTGTTTATGTATTCAGTTCATCCAAATACAACGAGACTACCATCTATTTTTCAGATGATGTAGTTTCTAATCGTAAGCGTGAATTGTTCGCTTGTCTGATTGCTGAACTTCAGTTAGTTCTTGACAAGTATCAAGCGATGCCAGAGTGGCAGGATGACAACCGTGGATTTAATTTTTACATTCGTAACATGTTCACTCAATCTGGTGGTTGGAAGCGTACCAACTATTTCAAGCACTCTGATCGTCAACTTTGTGAGTCTAATGTTCTCAATTTTAACTGGTAACTGCCAATCTGTTCTCTCCACTTATGGGGAGAACTTTTTTCATTCTTGTATTACTGACCCTCCGTATGGTATGGGTATGGATCATTGGGATCATTCTGTTCCTGATGTAGACATCTGGCGTGAAGTATATCGTACACTTCGCCCTGGTGCGTTCTGTCTTGCGTTCTGTTCTCCTGAATTGTATCATAGACTCGCATGTAATGTAGAAGACGCGGGATTTATCATTAAAGACCAGATCATGTGGATGACTACCACCAAGATGCCCAAGTATAATAAACTTAAACCCGCACACGAACCCATTGTCGTAGCACAGAAACCGTACAAAGGTACGCTCAAGGATAACTTTGAGGAATGGGGATGCGGAATGATTGATACAACTAACACTCGTATTCCGTGGGATAAGAAACCTCCTACTGGTTGGGTGGCACAAGGTGCTAAACGTCGCACATTTGGTAAAGATGGTAAAACTACAGGTACACAGAAAGAGTATGGAACTGTAGATGCTAATCCTGATGGACGCTATCCATCAAATATCATTGGTGATGTACAACATGAGCATCAAAAGTATTTCTATGCTCCTCGTGCCACACGTAAAGAGAAGGGACAAGATAACGATCATCCTACAGTTAAACCCGTGAGTTTGATGGAGTATCTTATCAAAATCTATTCTCCCATTAATTCTACCGTACTTGACCCATTTTGTGGCAGTGGAACAACTGGCGTTGCTGCTCTAGGTATTGATAGAAACTTCATTGGAATTGATTCTGATGAGCACTATTGCCAAATCGCATCAGATCGACTAAGATCAGTGTGTCCTGAGACCCCTCCACAATCGCCCACAAGCGTCTTGAACCACTTATGACTGACCAGACTATAGAAGTGCCTCTAACGCCCTCTGAGATCCGATACGTGATGGATCTTATGGTTGGGTGTCCTCTCGGATATTCAACCGACTGTATGGTAAAGAATGGAATCAACGATGCTGCCCTTTACAACCAGTTTGAGAACTGTCTACCAAACGCGCACAGCACCCCATAACCGTGTATATTAAGAGAGTCAAAGGAACACACCACATGCAACTCACCACACTCGTCACCACAGTTGACTTCTTTCCTGAAGCATTCATCGCTGAAGAGTCTGGCACTGTCGTCAAGCGTTTCCAGAAGCGTGTCACATGGAATGCTAACGGTCTCAAGTCTTACAGCACTGTCACCATGCTCACTGCTAAAAATGAGTGGGCAGAGCGTATCGCTAACGGTGCTGAGGTAACTAACTACAACGTTGAGCAGATGCCTCGCTCTGAGTACACCCCGATGGCAGTTTGATGAGAGGTACAGGTACTCAGTTTCTCCTAAGTGGCATTATTGCCTTTGTCACTATCACATGCTATCTGCTATTCTTAGCACAGCGTGATGCCAAGATGATGAACTACTATGACTCAACCATTCAACAAGGGACTACACATGTTCACTAAAGACGACCACAATTTTCTTGATATGTTGTTTGGTAAGTTCACCAAGCATATTGACACTGATATGTTTGATCTCCATGATGATGACACTGCTGGTATGGATGCATTAGAACTACGAGCAGCAGAACTTGAGATGACTGTTGATGAGATGCTCCATGCTGATCTTTAATGACAGAACTACCATCTGATTTCCCACACTCTGCTCCCAAAGGTTTCACTTATGAGATTCATGAACATAAGTCCAACGTCGTTGGCATTTGGATTCGGAATCATGCTCGGTTTAGTTACACTAATGAGCCTGTCCGATCGATCTGGGGATTCTACAACACAAAAAAGCAATGTTACATTGCCCCAATTAACCACAAACGTCCAGGTAAAACTGTAGACGTAAGCAACACTACGGCATACTCTGCTATGCCACTACTCAAATCATTTGTATCAACTGACTAATCATGTCTATTTCAGAAGTAATGCTCGACCGTTGGATTCTTGAGAACATCGATGATGCTCAACCAGCGTGGGATATTGTAGAAGACTTTGACAAGGTGAATAAGAACTGGCGTCAGAGTGCTAGTGATGAACTATCACCAGAAGCATTGGATCTACTATGAATGAAACTCGATAGTAAAGCAAGAGTATTAGGCAGCGTTGGTGTTATCACTGCCTATTTTGTGATTCTTCATGTGAATGTGATCGCTGGTGTGATGTTGAATTGTGTTGCTGATCTGATTAGCATCCCATACTTCATCAGAACAAAATCATGGGATGTGGTGATCATGGTAGTCTTCCTATTCATGATCAGCATGTCTCGACTGACCACCTCGTGAACTGTCCACTGAACGCACACAGGGCATCCAAATGCCCTATACTATATTCATCAGCACGGGACACACCACATGACAGTCACAGTCGTCAAGCACTCACACTACAAGATCGAGGTCAAGACTATCGCGTCTCCACAGCACCCTATCACCTACTTCCGCAAGTGTGGCAAGTGTACGACTCACAAGGGCATGGAGAGGCAGATGGAGCGCATGGTGCAGGAGGCATGTGACGCATGGAGAAACTATGAGATCAAGAGTTTCACCGTCTCCCGTGTGCCAGCGACCGAAGTGCCCACCAACTGATCCACTGGGCACCAGATGCCCTATACTAAGTTCAACAAACAAACACACCATGCCTGCC